ATCTCTAATAAACATATTGTATTGTAAGGGATATGGAATCTGTGCTAATCCGTGTGGAACACTATCTGTAAACATTGTATAAAATCCTCTGCCATAATCACCAGCTAAACCAATACCAGCTCCAAAGGGTTCCATAAATGCATCAAAAGTGTCTGGGTTATACATTGCAAACTCATTTTGTGGTCCTTGTAAGCCAGCACCTTTTGTCATATGTATAGCCATATATGCAAGGTCTGTGTACATTCCAGTAACACCAGACATATGAACAGCTCTTGCCATTCTTCTTGAGTACCCCATATTATCCCAAAGATAATCTGGCATACGCATTGAAGTAACAAAGTAACCAAGTCCTATCATTATGCTTGCACCAAATAATCTGTGAGTAAGTGGACGTGTTGGGTCAAAGCCAGCTTGTAAAATTTTTTGATTTGCAGCCAATCCATAATTCCAAAACATAAATGGTATAGCCATTAAATTACTTTGAAATCGTATCATTTCAGAGCCATCAATAGATACTGTTTGGTCTGGTGTCCAACCAAATTTTCTCATAAAAGGTCTGTACTTTACCCACAGTTGACCATCAACTAAATTAAATTTATCAGCAGAGTTTGCAGTTAAACTTCCTATATTTTGGTGAGTTGTTACACCTCTTAAAAAAGATTTAGTTGCATCTTTATCCCATCTTTCAAAATCAGCCATATGGTATCTTTTTAATTTATCCATCAATGGATATTTCTTAGCGTTCTTTGCTATAAGCATAGCTTCTTTCTGTCCAATAAAATGACGAGCTAAGTTTGCTTTTTCATTTGGTGACAAGCTTTGGTATCTTAAAGACTTTTCTATAATATCGTGTTGTGCAAAGCCACCAATAAGCTCTTTCATAAACATTGTTAATGGTCTTAACAAATTTAAATCCATAGAAACATCTACAGCCTTATCTCTAACTTTACCCCAAGTATGGGTTACTGGGTGACTAGTAGAATTATCAACAATTCTTTGAGCAACAACACCTTTGTACCTTTCCATTAAACCTTCGCCAGCTTTTCTATTTCCTATATTAAAATTATATTGTCCTCTATCTGCAAAAGTTTCCATAGCTTGTTGATATGGACGAAAGCCATATTGAAAAACTACATTACCAGCATCAACAATAGAAGCTCTACCACTATCACTTAAAAAGGTAATTGTACCCAACCCCTTTAAATTATTGGCTACCTCTTGGTCTACTCCACCTTGTCTATCTACTACTGCACCAACCTCTCTTCTATAACCCACATTAAAATCTGTTGTAATTTGTGTAATTTCTTCTGGCTCAAAGCCTTCATCTTTCATTCTGTTCTTTATATATTGTTGAACTTGACCTTCTGTACCACCTAATAATTTTTTAAATTCTATTTTTGGTGCAACACGAACTGTATAGTTTCGCATTACGTCCATAGGGTCAGTATTTATAAAGTCAGATATTCTCCATACAGTACCATCTGGTGCTTTATATCCAAACCAGTTAGGAGCAATAAGATTTCTTGAATGTAACCCAGCTACTTGTAAAGGTGCCATTACTTCTGACATATCTTCTACTGTTGTAGGATTTAAAATCTCTTCAATCATTTCATCAATACGCGTTTGACCATCTTTACCTTTACCAAAGTCTGTACCGTATTCTATTTTTCTTATCTCACCAGTTTTTAAATCTCTTTTTAATTTATATGGTATAACTTCAAATGTTCTTTCAACCAGCCTTCTAAACTGTGGCATATATTTCTGTATCTTTTCTCTATCCCACACACGACTAAAATAGTTTTCTTCAAAAGGTGGCATAAACTCACCAGCTTCTATTCTTGATTCTATTTTACCAACTTCTGCTCTTAAATTTTTTTCATCAGCTTCAGCATTTTGTAAAGCTTTCTTCCAATATCGTGTTGGTTTACCTTCAAATTTACCACCTAATCTTTCAGCATTTGAAACCTTAGCTCTCATTTCATTTACTCTTGGAACAGCAAAGTTTGTTATATTATTTCTCATACCTTGCAACTGTTTATTCTGAGTAAACATATCAGCGTTCATAGCTTCGAGCTTATATGTTTCAAAAAATTCTTTTAATACTTCAACTCCTTTAAGTTCGTATTTATTAAGCTCTCTACCAAATTCTTTTACAGGGTCAAATTTTAAAAAACCTAAATCAATGTCGTCAGAAACACTTCTCATTTTGTCATCTGATACATTGTTAATATAATATTTTGTAACTCTTTCTAAAAACTCACCAAATGTTTTTCCATCTGGTCTAGTCCAAAACTTATCTCTATTCTTATAACCAAAGTACCCACGAGGAGCTTCTATATTTGGGTCAACTTTCTTTAAATTTCTAATAAATTGATAATGAAGATTTTCTAACTTCATATGATATTCGCCAAGTCTACCCCACATCTGTCCTTGATTTGCTAGAACAGAACCATTAGGCATTGAACGACCAGCCATCATACCTTTTGTAAGAACACTTCCGTCTTGCAATAATAAATGAAATAGTCTTTTAATATCTTGTGGTAATTTCTTTCCAGACTTTGGACCAACATATTGTATAGCTCTTCTATAACCAGAGGTAACAATGTTACCAAATGTATTAGGTAATGCTAAATCAAATTCATCTTTGATAGGTAATGTTTCCATTGATTTAAGAACAAAATCTTCTGTCATCTCTAATGCTTTACGATTTATTCTGTTTTCGTATTTTGGAATAGACTCATTTGGTTTTTTAGGTGTGGTAGTCTTAGCTATTTGATGATGAAGAACAAAGTTATACCATTGTTGTGGTGTCTTAAATGTATCATCTGGTAATTTCTTAACGCCTTTTATTCTTGGTTTGCTCCATCTTTTCTGTTCAAAAGATTCTAAAATAGATTTCTTATCTATGTTAATAGTATTTGTTTTTCTATCAATGATTGAATCTATATAAGGTTTTGCTTTTATATCTGCTTCTTTAATAGGTTCAAACAATGTTGGACCACCTTCTTTCATTTTATAGAACACACCTTTTTTACCACGACCAAAAGCATTAGAACTAAATGGTATTCCACCTTTTTTTAAAACTCTAGACACTGCTGGCTGTGCTGGTTCTTCAATAAACTTTGCAATATCTTTAGTTCTTTCTAATTCAAATTGTCTTTTTGTTGTAGGTAATGCACCTTTATATTGCTCTAAAAATTGTTTACGTGTTAGCTTCATACTTTGTGCTAAAGCATCTACCTTAGTTAAGTAGGTTTCAAAGGAAGGAAGAATAAATCCTGTTGCTCCAGAATTTTCTTTAATTCTTGCAGAGTCTACAACGTAATCATCTTTTAACTTTGACTTAGGGTCAACTTCAACTGGTTTCTTTTGTGGTCCAATTTTAATATTAACTTTATATTGTTTAGAAAGCTCTTGTTCATTTACTGGATTATTTAATGCTTCGTCAGTAAACTTAGAAAAAGCTTGGTCATTCTCTACCTTTGCTCTTTTTACAGAACGTCTATATTTTAATATAGCACTTGGTGTTCTAAATGCGCCACCAACTGCACCACCAAAGACAGTACTACCACCAATGTTTAATAAAGTTTCTGTTGATGTATTTGTAGGGTCAAAGGGCGCACGTAAACTTTCTGATACAGCACCATAACCAAACCCAGCTTTCATACCAGATTTGATTCCAGCATATATACCTTTGCCAGTTAAACTAAATGGTATCGCCCAAGTTAATGGGTCTGCCATTGCACCAACTAACATAGCTTGCCAAGATACTTGTTGCATATCTTTTTTAATTTGACTTTGCTTTATTTGATTTCTTCTCATAAAAGCTAGGTGTTGTTCAGACCGAGCGTTCATTAAATAGGTAGGGTCTTCATATCGAAAATCTATGTGGTCTTCTGGTTTGAAGTCTGGGTCTGCTTCAAAGTTTAAGCTTTGTAAAGTAGCGTAGGCTGGAGAGTACTGATACTTTAACATTGTACCAACTTGACCCCAAAATCCTATAGGGTCATCAGCCCATACTCTTGTACCTCTTGGAAAATAATTTGGTCTTAATGGTACTGGTTTATATAAACCTTCAAGTTGACCTACACTCATATTGAGTTTAACCCATCTCTTATATCAGAATCCCAATCTGTATATGATGAATATGCTGTAGCTCCTATCTCAAGCTTTGTCATAGCTCTTATAACTTCAAACAAAACTTCATTATCACCAGTGTCTATTACATCATCTGCACTAAACCCTGTGTTTTGTTCCATAAATTCTATATATGATTTAGTATCATTCTCGCTTGGTGGCGCCCATCTTGTTATCATTTGTTTCAATGTCATTTCGTGATTGAAATAATATTTATTATATGTTTGTAATATTATTCCAGTAGCTCTAAAACCACTTGCCATATCATCAAAAGATTCAAACCCACTTCCATCATCTCCAATAGAACCTTTCCATTTATTAGAAGCAACATATCTTATATTTGTTGGGTTAAATCTTTGAACTGACTTAATACCAGCACCTATTTTTACTTTAGCTGGTCTGCCAAAAACCATACTATGAAAGAAATCTTTTGTTTGGTCTAATTGGTCTTCAAAAAAATCAAATATATCTTCGTCATTTAATGATAAATCTGGAAAATCAAAACTTAAATCTATGTCTTCAAAAGTTTTACCTTCCATTAGATTTTGATTTAAACCTATCATTCCAGAGGTAGCAATAGAACCTAATGCCATATCAGATTGTCGTTTTATATCAGCCTTTCTTTCTTCAAGAATCTGTTTATCTGAAGCGTTAAAGCCTTTCATAGCTGTAGAAAAACCTATCTTTGCCATATGTGCTTGACGATTTTTAAAATCTTCTACATTAAAAACCATTTGAGTTCCATTCATTATAACTGGCTCAAGTACTCCAGATTCTGGGTCTTTAAATAAAACAGAATACTGTGGGTTTTCTACAGTTGAAAATACATTAGGCATAAGAAATATATCTTTTCCAAGTTTGTAAGGTGAAGCTTCTTCTAAACCATCAACTGGTGGTTCAGTTTCTGTAAACAATGTTTCTTTAACTATTCTTTCTACGTCCATAGTAAAAATATCTGCACCACCAGAAAAACCCATATCATCAAAGACTGTTGACAATGCAAACCTTGTTCTTTGATGAAAAGGCATTTTAATTTTTTTATCAAATTGTTCTGGTGATTCACCAACAAAACCCATATAAGCTACTTTACCAGCATTTGGATTATCTATTTTATCTATTCTAAAACTATGAGCTGGTATCCCATTAGCATTTATAATAGCACTGTCTTCTTTAAAATCATTATTAACTGTTTGTGCAATTTTCTTTATTGCATCTTTAGTAGAAATATTAGTGCCATCAAAGAAAGACATTGCTTGATACAATATAACTTCATCAACAAATAAACTTGCTTCTTCTGGACTCATACTTTGTTTTTCTAACATTGACATTATACTGTTTCTAACAGCAGTTTCATTTTTATCTACACCAAGTTGTGTAGCTAATGCATTTGTCCAAGCGTCTTTATCTTGTTTTGTTTTATTATAAAAGTTCCAAGCTTTTAAAAATTGCTCTGGGTTTGTATCTATATCAAGATATTGTCTAACACCTAGCATTGCTTTATGAAAATCTTCGTTCCCAGCATTTTTGTAAGGTGCTGAATTAATAATAAACCCTCTACCACTTGGGTCTGGCTTAACTACTAGGTTCGCCCATACTTGATAAAGACCAAATCCTAATTGTCCAGTAGGGTCTTCAACAGCATTAGCCATATACATATCTGCAAATTGTGACATATCAGTTCCAATATGACCATTTTGTCTAACAACTTGTGCATATTTTGGGTGAAAGAAATTCATTGCACCAGTTGATGGATTAGTAAGTGTAGCCTGTCCACCCTGTCCACCTTGTCCACTATTAGCAGATTGCAATGCATCATCATTATCAAGTCCACTCATTGTTGCATCAACTATCTTGCCAGCATTACTTGAACCAAACTTTGCTGTACCACCAGCTACTTGAGATGTACTTATTATAGTTCCTAAATGTCTTTTAATTTCTTCGTGCATCTTATCAAGACGTCCATCTTGAGGTAATGCATTTATAACTTCTTGTATTTCTTTTGGCATATTATTTTCTTGATATGCTCTTCTATTCCATAGACCTAAGATTTCATTCATTCTACTTTTAGTTTTTCCGTTAGAGTATGCTGACATTACTCCTTGAAGAACATTATTAGTTAGGTCGTCCATTAAACTTGTATATTGTTCTTGCCTTAACAAAGAACTAGAATCATTTATTTCTTGTTCTAAAGCATTGTAGTTTTGCATTACATCAGACATACTTGCACCTGATTTAACAAGAGCTACTAATTCACCAAGACTAGTTCTAAACTCATTCTCGGTTCTATAAGCAAGTTTTTTAAATCCATCTTTATGTTGATTTAAAGTTACATTAGTTAAAGCAGAAGCCATTAACTCTGTTCCAGAATCTTGTACCATTCCTTTAAATGCTGGGTCAGAGCTTTCAACATAACTTGCTATTAAACCAGAAGCTTTTAATTTAAATGCAGAAGGGTCAGCTCTCAGTTCTGGTTCATTCTGTAATCTTGCCATCTGTTGTTTTATAGAATGGTTGATACTACTAGCATAACGTCTTGTCATTGTATCATTGAATGATGATTGAGCTATACGACCAAAAGATTCTGGAGCATTAACTTTTTGTACAAACCCTTCTTCTGGGTCAAGAACAGTTAATTGTGTTTGTTGTGCAGATTCCACACCTCTTTGTTTAGCTTCTGTTATGCCTTGTTGATAAGCAACACCCATCATTGCTGTTGAAGCATTTGCTATATCTTGTGCCAACTTTGCATTTGCATTAAAAGTATCTGTTTTAACAACGCCAACTGGTTGAACATTGGCTCTTCTTTTCATTACTTTTATAGCCATTACTTTATATCTCTATACTTTATTATACCAGTTGTTCCTATATTAAGAGCGTTAAGAGCTGAACTACGTCTTGCATATGTTGCTCTTTCACCAGCAGAAGTTAATGTAGTTTCCATCATTAAATCTCTTTTCTCTTGATTCATTCTGTGTTGCAATTTCATTGCAGAAACGTCTTGCTGTACAGTATCATAGTTCTTTTGAAACAAAGCTAACATAGAAGGGTCAGTAATATTTCTTCCCATCATTGCTGTAGAAACAACATTAGAAGCTGTAGCTTCACTAAACTCACTTAGTCTTTGAGCTATTTCTGTTTGAGCTTGTAAGTCTGCTAACTCTTTATCTTTTTGCATTTGTTTAACATCACGGATAGCACCTTGAACATAAGACCTTGAAGCAGAACGACCCATTGCCAACGAACCAGCTACGCCAGCCATAGTTGACATCATCATTAATGGAGCAGAAGGCATACACATTAGAACGCTACCTCCACTATCATACCATTAATTTGTAAGTCTAATGGTGCTGTTTGTGTTATTTCTACTCTTGGGTCACGACTATAACCTAACAATCTAAACTCCTTCTTTCCAGTAAACGAATTAAAAACCATCTCACTACTTGTAACAGTATCAGTAACCCCCTGGATTATTAGTGGTATTGCATTAACTGATACAGATAAAGTAGATATTAAGTCAAGGTTTACTCTTGTTATTGCTCTTGGTTCACCAGTAAGTGGACCACCAGCTACACTTGCATCAATAGGTAAAGTTTTTAAACTGCTTGTAAAACTAAAACCAATCTCTGCATTATTAATTAACTTTGTTGCTGAAACATTTACTTGATTACTACCCATTGTAAATGTTCCAATAAAGTTATTGCCCTCTACTACAGCTAATGAAGCACCATTTGTAAAAGGTGTTGACGTTGTAAATATCCCACTATCAGTTGATGTAGCTGTATATGATTTAGAACAATCTAATTTAGCTGTTGTCTTTAACTCTTCTAATACATAATTGTTTGTACCAGAACCTAAGTTTCTTACTGTTACTACAAATACTCTATCATCTATAGGAACTACTGAATGGTATCTTCCATTTGTTGTCCACTTAGTAAACCCAGCCTTTTCTTCATTACGAATAGAATGAAACACAGCCATAGAACCATCATCATTAATAATAAAAGCATATTGTTCTGGTCTATCAAAGGCACCTTTAATAGATGCTGTTTGTGTTGGATTGCTTATAAGGTGAGATGATATTAACGATAACGGAGTTGACACATATGCAGATTCTTTATCACTAAATAAAAACTCTCTTACTGTCTTCCCAGTTTTTTCTACATATATAGTTGCACCGTCAAATGGTAATGGTCTTACAAAAGAAGCACCATAAGGTGTTTGTCTTCTTATCTGTGCATTAGTTGGAGTCAATCCTTTATCAGCAAATGATGGTATATATAACTCAGAAGTTGTAGTAAAGATTTGCAAATCACGATTAGCAGTTAAGTGACGTATATTATTGAACTCACCAACATTAATTGTTATTTGAATACTATCTGAATCTCCAGCAGAGCCAACATCAAAGTTAAAGTATTCACCAGTTTTAGAAGACCATATAGCATCTGGCTGACTTATTGTACCACCTAACCATAATCTGTCTTCGTGAAATGTAATAGCCTGTGGGTATCCCCTGTAATCAGAATAACTTGCTTCATCAAAATTGGTAGAAGCTGTTGTTCCAGATAAAGTTTTTCTTACAGTACCTTGTGCAACTGTTGCACTTGTAAATCCAGTAACAAGTATTTCATTTCCTTCATACCTAATTATTGTATTAACGTGTTGTAAATCAAAATAACTTCCAGATGTAGTAAGAGTAATACCAGAACCAGAAGTTGCACTTGGCGTTAATGTCATTCCACTAGGAGCAAAAGCAAAGTAAGGCTGAAACTTTTGGTCATTATTATCTGTTTCATCAAATGCAAAGGTTGATACTTCAAATGCAGTAGCACTTGTTCTTGTTATCTTTCGTATCATAAAGTCTGGGTGAGCAACAAACATAACATCAGCGTTTTGTGTTATAGTCATACGTTCAAGTCTTGCTTGTGTAAAAGGCAATGCATTACTTGATGTATCTTGAGTAATAGCAGTTAAAGTAGTGATAGCTCCAGTTGTTGCATTGATTCTAAATATATCTATTCGTGCATTACTAAAACACAATATATATCTTTCATCATCACTAAATAAGAATGGTTCTAATCTTTGTTCTAGTCTATTAGATAAGTTTGGTGTGCCTTGTAATGTAGCTACATACTCAGAGCCAGTTCTTCTTTTGACACCACCTTCTGCTAAAAGGAATAAGTTTCGTACTTCTTCTGCACCTTGAACATAAGTATTTAAATCAGTACGCATTGTCATAGCTGGACTGATTTCACCTCTCTCAAAGTTATTTTGAGGAATACGAATCTTCATCAGCTTACGACCTTCGTTCTATTATAAATCTACTTGTATTAAGTTTCCTTGTTGTTTGTTGCTGACTATCCATTGTTCTAGCTTTTTGCATATAGAATCTAGCATTATTAAACATCATATTAGATAAGCCTTCATCACGAGCTATGCCTAATGCAAACTGTCCAGCAAGTTCATATACTAATGCTTGTGTAAAATATGATGGAAAGTTTACTTCTGTTTGCCTAAAACTAAAGTCTGCAATAACTTCATCATTAGTTGTTGCATCACAAAATGCAGTACGTCCATAGATGTCAAACTGTATAGGACTTTTATTCACAGTTAATGTGTGAACATATATTGAACTAGAAGGTATAGCATAAGCTGAATCATATCTTCCAGTTGGTGCATCTGATAATCTATTAAGTATTGATTGATTAGATGCAAACCTCCACCTTGTATTTACCAAAGCAGAGCGTGTTGTATCTTCGTATAAATTTACAGCAACAAGTGCTTCATTAGTACCATCTTCAAATGATGTCATAGGTGAAGCTCCAATAAGAACTAAAGCTCTATTACATACATCAATAGGTGTGGTCGCTGTTGTACTTGTTACTGCCATTTAGATTAGGGGGATTGCTCCCCCTACTCCTAATTAGTCGCCATCTGTTTCTGCAACAGCAGTTCCGTCTGAAACGTCAACTACTGTACCAGTGTTTGAAAGCACGGTACAAAAATTTGTTGTTGGAACATTTGTATCCATAACAATAATTAAGTCCCTGACATTCAACATACTAGCAGAGTCATTAAAATAACCAGCCGAATTAACAGTTGCAACCGCATCTGTTGTTTGATAAATCCAAAGATTTACTCCACTAGCTCCACCGATTCGGTGTAATCCACTTGAACTATAAGCCATTTAACCCTCCTAAGTGTTATTATCTAAGAGTTCATAGACACCATTGTCATCAATAACAACAGCACCCATAGACATCATAGATGTGGTTAAGTGAGAAACTCTCTCTGGAACATAGTTAACTTCTGTTGAAACATCAGCACCGATACCAAGACCAACTGCTGAAGTATGATAACATAAGTTTTTACCAGCACTAACTGCTGAAGTACTGAACCACATAAATGATAACCAGTTCTTAGCTGTCATACCACCAGCATATGGTAGTTGCGCTTCGCCTATGTAGTCTGCATTTGAAAACTCGTCTATAGTAAACAAATCAGCAAAACCTTTTGGGTGCATAGCACAGTATCTTTGTCCATCTTCTGGAACATCTGCTGAACCAAAAGTTTCAAACAATGACAGTACATCTGCTCTTTGCAGTGCTGAACTTGTATCGTGTAGTTGAGTTGAGTTAGCTCCAGAGTCCATAGCTGTAACTAATATTTCATCAGTCTTTCTACCTAAAGCACCAGCCGCGCTCATAGCTACAGCTTGTCTTTCATTGATGTTAGTCTTCAATTCATCTAACTTATCAATGTATTCTGGTGCATAATGGTCAGCCATTGTTGCTTCTACTGTTGAGTGTGTAAGCTCCATTGGAGTTACGATTCCGTTTCTGCTCTTTGTGTTAGCAGTACCTTTACCAAGTTTTTGAAAACGTACGGTATTACCTCTGACACTTCCTACTGTTCGTACAGTATTTCTAAGTTTAGAACCCATACGTTGGTAAGCCAAGTGAACTTCGCTTTCAAACTGTTTGATGAAGGCTGTATCTATGGTATTAGCCATATTACTTCTCCTTTAAACAATTAAAATTTAAGATACTTTCGTATCACCATATGATTATCTACTTCTTTTGTGTCAGCGAGGTTGCCTTTTCCAAGACCTCTACACTCTGAATTAGGTCACTTAATGTACTGTTGTCATACTTTTTCTATTATTGCAACGAGAAAAGTATAACATTGGTACATTTTTTAAAGATATGTATTCTTCTTGTATGTTAAAGCCAAGCTTTTTTAACCAAGATATTGTTTCAGTATGGTCAAAAGGAACTATATTCCAGATAGTTTCGTAGTCTCCTTGAAGAATATGAACTACTTTTAATGACGCTTTATAAAAACTTTTCTTATGCTCATTGATTAAATTGCTACCTAAAGCCCAAACAATAGCATCATTGGTTCCTTCAATAGCTACAGTACCAAACATACATAAAGGTTTGCCATTAATTAAAGCTGTCATTGTCTTATGATTATGCTGTAATGGACAATGCAAAGCTTCGCTTGGGTCAGCTTCGTGCAACCATATCTCACGCATATCACTTCGTCTTAATCTAGAATGTAAATAATCTGCGTGTTCAGTTGTACTTGTAACTATTTCAATAGGACCAATATTACTTATTGCCATATAGTTTACCGAAACCTTCATTCACTTGCTGTATGAAATTATGGTCACGGTCTTTTGGACTCCAGTATCTTGGGTCTTTCATCATATTAGTAAGGTCAGCTTCATTGATTGCACCAACTGGTTGAGCCTGTCCATTAACAGATGAACCCTTTAATTTATCCATAAGTATCTCTAATACTTCAATACCTTTAGCTGTAGAACCTAACATTCTAATAGCGTCCATATGTTCTTCACCAAAGTTTGCATTAGACCAAAGCTCAACTGCATTAACTCTATCTTGTGCATTTTCACCAAGTTGTTCAAACTCAGCTTCTATATCTGGTTGTGTTGCATTAATGGCATTAACATACATATCAATACCAGTATTAAATTCTTCTTGGCTGTAACCATTTTCCCAAGCTTCGTTCGCCCACCATTGCAATAACTCATTATCATTTGCTAACTCTGGGTCAATAGTTTCTGGCAATTCATACTCTCCAGCACTAGCTGGTCTACCATTATTAAACTCTTCTTCAAGCTCTGACATTACAGTTGTTCTTACACTTTCTTCTGATTGCCCTAACTTGCTTTCTAAGTTGGAATAAGCACTTGCCAAATCTTCTGGTGTATTAAACTTTTCAGCTAACCATTCTGGTCTTTCTGTTACTGTTGGTTGTTCTACTTGTACTTCTTCTGCTACTTCATTCATTTGTTTTTCACTCCGTGACTATGATTGATTCTTCTAACAATTAAACCAACTAAGTATCTTTGACCTTCTAAATGTCTAAGTTCATTGTCGGATATGTTAGCTCCAGATACAGCATCTATAGTTATACTTCTAAGATATTGAAGAACTTGTTGACCATTTGGTGTACTAAATACAGACGCTACTTCGTGCGATATTTTTGCATCATCTTCTTGTTTTCTTTGAAAGCCATCTATAGCTGTATAATTTTTTGGTGTTGTCATTACATTGTACCATATTGATTCTCTTGATTACTCATACCTTGCATTTCCATAGTTTCTCTTAATGCATCTCCATATGCTTTTTTCTTGCTCATACCACTACCTATGTATTCTTTATAAAGTTTTATAAGTGTAGGATAGTATCCACCAGATTTTAAAAGTTTAATATCATCAACAACACCAGCTAGTTTTATATCTTTTTCTGCTTGGCTTGTTGTTATTTTATTTCTATTTTTATCACCAATCATAGATTTCTTTTTTATCATTGTTGTATCTCCTGACCTTGTTGCATTTGTTGCATTGCCATCTGTTGAGCCATCTGCTGTATCATTTGTCTTTGCTCAGGTGTTCTTATCAAGTTATCAGGAACACCAAACTTACGAGCCAGATACAAAGATACTTCTTCTGAATCAATTAACATATTTAACATCTGTGGACCAAACCTACCACCAACTAACTCTAGGAATCTATCAACAGATACAACATCTGATTGAGCTTGAGCTTGAGCTAATGGTGACACAGACCTTATCTTTACTTCTCTGCCATTAATAATTGGAACTTCAATACGTCCTTGTTTCTTCAATATATGTACAACTCTTTGAAGAACTGGCTGTACTAATTCAGCTTGCAATCTACCAAATGAACTACCTATTCTTCTTGATAAGTCAGCCATTCTTTCTGCAACTTCTGTAGCTGTAGCTGGTGTACGATTAGGGTCGCCTAACATATCATTATATAAAGCTCTCTTAATATTGTTTCTCATATCGCCAAGAACTAAATCAGCTACATCAAATCTACCAGCACTATTAATTGGCTGTAGTCCAGCACTTCCAGCAGACTTAGGAATCACAGTTCCGGGCAAAAGAGAAATAGAATCTGGGTTTATAATCCCATCATCTTCCATTTGATATATACCAGAGATTGCCATTTGTGCATTTTCTAATATTAACTCAACTGTTAAGTTAGTAGTTTTGATTGCAGAAAGGGCATTGATTAGAGGACCTCTCCCATAAATTTCACCACTGGCTTTAGACCAACGATAGGCAATAATAGGACACGAACCAATACCCTCATACCTTTCTTCTATTATCTTTTCTTTAGTTTTCATATCAATGACACAATACATATGTGCCATAACATTCATCTTTGAATAATCTCTATAAACTATTTCCAGAACTTTTCTTTTATCATCTGGGTTTCTAGCAGATTCTTCTGCAACTTTAGGTGGTACTTTCGCTCTTGGATAAGCAATAGATATTTCCGACCCACGAAGATGACGTTCTCTATAAATATGGTCAATGCTGTCATCAGGACCAACATCAAGTGTAACGTGAGGTAATGGTATAGCAGAGAAACGTATCGGATTAATTGCATCACCTTCTTCACAAAGTAATACTCCAGTTCCAACAGCAAGGTCCAAAAAAGATTCGTGAACTTCTTGTGCAAAGTTTGAGTTCTGCAAAACTTCGAAGACATATTCAGTAACATCTTCTAAGTCTG